TTTATACTTCTGACCCTTTTCAGCTAATGCTACAGCATCAGGCGTACTATAAGGACCTTCAGTACCAAACGAAACGATGTCACCAACTGCTATATCCATACTTGCAGTTACAGTTAGTGCTGTAGAACCAGCTGCCATAGCAGCAGTAATACCACCAGCACCTCCAACATCCTGCGTGTAATATGCACTAGCTTCGTATGCAGACGGCACAGCTTGGCCAGTAAAACATGACGCAATTCTTATACTATTTCCTTTTGTTCCCGGATAACGAGCACAAAACGATCCAATACTTGTAGCTTCACCGCCACTATACGGTCCATTTGTTCCATCACCTGTCAACCATGATGTAGTATTCGGAATTAAAATCGCAGTACCAGTTTCTACAGCATTCTTGGCACCGGATGTTTCCATTTGTACAACTCTTAAAGTGTTAGAGTAAGCTAAAAAGTTTGCAGCAGAAAACCAATACAGATAGTTAGTACCATTGGGCTTACCAAAGATAGCAACTAGTTCGGTTTCATCTGAAACAGTGACAACTTCATTCATCGGACCCCAATTAGATATGATAGCCGTAGCACCAATACTTGTGGGTTCACTTCTTACTGAAGCTGTTAAATCTTTTTCTTTTACTTGTACACCAGGCGAAACTAAATCAGCCATTTTATTTCTCCCCTAAAGGTTATTTTAGTGCTTCCGGGACAGTCTCCCTCGTCACTAACTTTATTCAGTATAATATAAATTCTTTCAATCTTCATTAGTTATTTATAAAATATTCGTTTTTCAATTAACATCAGAGTGCATTACTTATAAATAAATAGAGAAAAGAGATGCACAATCATGTTAGTTGAACCTAAAAACGATGGACGTAACGGTAGGAGAACTTCACTTCTTAACCGTTTTGTTCATAAAAGTTGCCAATACTGTGGAGAAAGTGAACAAGTAGCTCTAATGTTTTACCCACACCATCGAAAGATTAGAAGTTTAAATCTTCGGCATGGTAAGAAACATATAGCTCAAAAAGAAATCACCAGACTTATAGGTGAATGTGATATTAGATGTTGGAACTGTGCAATTAAAGCCAGTTATGATTTATCTTTGGGTGTAGAATATTAATATCTTTCTTGATCAAAGAAATCTGGTGCATCTGTAGGCACCCAAAAATCACCATCTTGATCTGTAAAGGCTGATTTTTCTGTATGGTTAACTCCATCTACTATAAAACCAAAAGGTGACATATCTTGTTCTATAGCTTTCTTTTGACTATCAAATAAACGATGTCGTATATCTTCATCAGTTAATTCTTTAAAGTATGGTTGATTAACAAGCCATGCAAAGAATACCAAACACATCATTAAATCATCTGTAGCACCATCATCAGCTTCATACGAAGCACCTTTCTGTATAAAATTAGACATTTCTACTATTATATCAAAATCTTCGACGAGTAATTTATCAGATTCTATCAAAGTTTTAAGGTTAGAACAACCCACCTTCTTAACAGCCTTTGTAGTTCTAATTCCTAAATCACTTTTACCGTCACCAAATCCGCTACCAATTACTTGACCAGCTCTACCTCGCATCTGGCTCATAATAACATTTTCATATTCTAAATCATAATGCAAAGCATCAGCTATCTGAGCACCAATATCATTAATCTCTATCAAAAGATAAGCTTCATTATATGCCTTCGCTATATTATAAATGATTTCTGGAAACAATAAAGGCTTTATTTCATTATCTTTATACTTTGCAACTAATCTATACGGTATTGTAGAAATATCTATTACAGTAAATGCCGAATAATCATTTTGGCCACCCCTAGCCACATCTACACATATACAATACATAGCATCCTTTTGAGGTTTTTCATGTACATCAAAGCCAGCATTAGACTCTATGGGATTTGCATAGGGTATAGTTTGAATTTTTGTAGGTGAGATAAGTGTATTGATTGAACCAAGAAACGAACACTCAAACTCTTGTAGAAACTGTTGTTCACTTGTATTTTTTATTGTTTGTTCTTTCCATGCCTCATCTCTACCAGGAACTTCTTGCCATGATACTTCAATTGGGATAAACTCACTTTTATCATTAATTGCATCCATCCACATCTTATAAAACATATTCATACCATGTGGTGTAGATACAATGATTACCTTAGATGTCTGACCAGCAGTAATCGTAGGATACACAGAACTAAAAAATTGTTCAGCTATATTACTAGGTATAAATGCAAATTCATCGAGAAATATAATATTATAAGACCCACCCCGCACAGCAGACGCACTAGTAGAAGCAGCCAAAATTTTAGAACCATTTTCTAACTCCAAGGAACCTTTGTTCCAATTCATCACACCCTGTTGCATCCACTCTGGTAAATGCTCGTATGCAAGTTGAAATCTTCCTAACAAATCTCTTGCTGTTGCGGCCTTGTTAGCAAGAATAGCTACATTTACTGTCTCATTAAAAATGACGTAATGAATAAGATATGATATAATCGTAGTTGACTTGCCAGACTGTCTAGGCAATTTACAAATAGTAAAACGATTACTATGAAAAGTTCCTACCATCTCCTTTTGGAAATCGTAAAGTTTAAATGGAATTAAGCCTTCATCAATACTGACAATGTTTACATAGTTCTCTATAAAGTATCCAGGATTTTTCTGACACTTTATAAACTCTGCAATCTGTTCTTGAGTATAGGAATGTGGAACGGCCGCCGGCTTTAAATTTGGATTACCCTTGTAGTTGGTCTGTTCCATTACTCTTATCTTTTAAAAGGTTTTGTAATTCTTTTGTTGAACCAATAAACAATGCATTAGTAACATTCTTCGGAGCATGATCGGGTACTTCTTTAAGTTTCTTCATCTTATCCTGTAAGTCAACCAACTTCTCTGTCACTTCAGCTACGTTCTTAATCAACTGCCCCACCACTTCGTATGCTCTAGGATGTTCACCTTCTTTAGCCACCTCAAGTATCCCATCTATTGCGTCCTGCCCTCGCTCAACGAGGCTGTAGAAGTTTTCACGACTATACTTATAATCTACATCAGCCTCATCTAAAGTATCGCTAGGCCTTGGTACAAGAGGTTTGGGGTTTAAAATTTCTTCTTTTATATCTTGTGTTATTCCTAGAGCGTCACCTATTTTCTGATCAATATTCTTTATCATTCAGACATCCACTCACTTACAGTTTCATTAAATCCAAAGTTATCATCTGCATCTGGAGCACTAGAGGCTTCCAGAGTAACCTTCGCAACTCTAGGTGGTGCCTTGTCTTGCAAGTCTGCATATGCAGTAACTTCGGCCTTTGTAATTGGCTTCGCAGTAGTAACAGGACCATATACATAAGCCTTAGCTACAAAATTAAATGTATAGATAATCGCTCGTCGTTCTGTAAAACTACCTGTGTAAGTATCTTCATAACCAATACTATTCAGTACCATAGGCACATCTCTTACTATATCCATTTCAGGAACTTCATTAATAGTAACTGTGTATTCTGGTTGGAAAAATGGTAATATCTGTTCAACAATCTGAATACCATCATCTGAATTCTTGGTCATAACAAACAATTCAAAATTTAAATTATATGGTACAGGCGAGTATTGTGTACTCATCTGCTTTAATTTTTTGTCCGCATCTGGCGAAACTTTTTTTCGTCTAATAATCCTATTTAATTTTCTACTAGGATCATAGTCAAGACCTGCAATTTCAAAACCAATTCTAGGTAATGTAATTGCTACCTTTTGATCCAAATTAGGATCTGCATCTAGCCGTACCATAAACTTTTGTTTCGGTCCGTATGCTAAAGGAACTTTCATAGATTGTACTTCTGTTCCTGCACTATTACGTCTTGTGATAAAAATATCATTAAACAAACTACCAAATGCAATAATGCATTTCCTTAATGATTCGTTATAAAAATATTGTCCTAACATTACATACTCTCCGTAGGATCACCAAATGGGTTACTTTCTGTAAAGTCGAGAACAGGATCTCCAATCACCCCTGTTGCCCTATCTTCAAACCATTCGTTCTCCGATTGTGTGTCTATTGTGGCTAATCTATAATCTTCGTTAATAATAAAGAATGAGTAGTAAGCATCCGAATCTTCTGTAAGAACTGACAAGCCTGCCTCTGTTGTTTCAGCAAGGAGGTATTCTCCTGTAGCAGTCTCAAGAATAATATCAGAAGCTGTAGGCGGCCATGGAGTAGGCGGTGGATTCTGGTCGTATATAGTACCCCATTCTTGACCCATTCTTTCATTAAATGCAACTTGATTTTCAAGTGAGAATTCATATTCAAGAGCATCAGTACTTCTCTTAGTTTCTATATCATCAATTGCATAAATGCCTGTGTCAAGTACTTCACTAGAGTACTCAAAGGTACGACAATACAATTTATAAACAGGTAGATTATCTATCTGATAAAACGGATCATCGTGATCCACGAAACTGATTTCAAACAGTTTCTTAACTGTAGGCATATAGATTAAGTCGCCCTCATCAGGCCGAGTATTCACAATTAAATTTGCATCACTACTTACAGTATTATCCCATCGTCTACGAGAAACGACAAAAGTTGTTTCATCTCTAATCTCTAAACCAAATCTAGAAATTAATTCTTTCTCTCCTTCGTACCCTTCTTGAGTTTCCATCCACATCTCTATACCATAGGCATCATCAAATCGTGACAATGCATCTTCACCAAACAGCTCGTCTTTATTTACGAGAGTCCGTGGGATATAGAACACATCATGTCCATATATCTGTATGGCTTCAATGGCTAAATCTTCGTAGAGGTGTTGCTCATTAGGCGTACCTCTTGAGAAAAATACATTAGTACTCATTTAATTATCCAATATCAAAATCAACAGGAGTTTCAAATGTCAATCTACCCTGTTCTTCTAGAGTTGCAATTTCTTCTTTAGCTTCGTTGTATATGGTTTCGCCGTTCATCGTGACCCCACCCAACATAGTTACTCCTTGAAATTTAATAAGGTTCTCTCCCCACTGTTTCTTTATAAGAGCAGTTGCATATCTCTTTAACCAGAAATCATTATAGGCTTGTGTAAATTCTGATGGATTAATTCTTCGGAAAACTTCAAAAATAATATAATCATCAACATTAATATCATTATCCCAATCCATATTAATATAAATTCTATCTTGATTTACATTAAACTCAATAGGCTTTTCACCCACCAAAATCATATCAAGTAAATCTAATTGCCACAATACCTGTTGATAGTATATAATAGAAATGTCTGAAAAGTCATAGAGATCATTTAGTCTTAACTGATATCTGATATCAAACATATTCATAGTACCTTTATCAGTAAACGGCAATATTTTCAATACTGATTCTACACCATCAGGCATTATTAAATAATTTTGGCCAAGATACCATGTTTGTTCTACACTTAATACTACAGTGGCACCATTACCATGAGTTTCTGTGAGAGCAGCTGTAGTTAAAACATTAGCAGATGGCTTAGCAGTATATGCTACAGTCTCCGCATTAGCTTCACCATTTGAAAGCCTTATTGAACCGCTTGAAGGAAACTGAGATCCATCTGCCACAGTTATACTAGTAGCCGTAGATGCTGCACCAGCAGGAAGAGTAGTTGATGGTTGATTTGTAATTTCTGTTACCGTTTCAGAACTATTAGTTTTACCTCTATCTTTATCAGCTTGTGTAACTTTATGTTTTAAATACATCCGTCGGCTACCACCACCCATAAACATTTGGTAATATTGAATAGCCTCGTCTATACGATCATCTACCTGATCTGCATCCACATTGATGTCTATAACTGGATAGCCCAGTTTTCTTTTACACCAATCTCCAAATTCTGTTTTTGTTGCTGGTATTGCCATATCTTTATCCTAATGCTATTGCCATTATCGTAGCTTTTGTTGTTACCTCAGCATCAGTAGCTCCTTTGTTAGCCACTTCTACAATATTATTCTCACTATCTTTTACATACATCTTTTGATCAACCGTATTAAGAGCCACTTCCCCCGCCTGTAAATCATTTACTGTAGGAACTGCTGTTGGTATTTCTGATCTTTTTAATTTAATTCTTGTGGCCATTAATATGTGCCTCCATCTACACTACCGGACCAAGATATTGTATCTGTTCCGGAACTATAAGTAAGTACATCACCATCAGTACTACCTGACAATGCACTAAAAGTATTAGCAGCATTTGCAATCAAAACAGAACCTTTAGCTGCCGCAGTAATTCCTGTACCACCTAATGCAACAGTAACAGGATCTAAATTAATTGTAACTGTACCTGTATCACCACCACCCGACAAACCAGTACCAGCAGTAACGCCCGTAATATCACCGGCCGCCCCACCTGATGATGCAACGAATTTACTAACCGAAGCATCCCACGCCAAGAATTTATCTGTAACACTTATATTAGAAGTATCAACATCATCTAATTCTGATATTTCAACTACACCAGTACCAGGACCTGTAGCCATCATCTTACGCAATATACCACTAACAGCCATAGTAAATTGTGGGGAAGAAACTAAAGGCATATTAGCCCCAGTAAGAGGCATTGAATTAGGTACTTCAAATTCGTTAAGATTTAACTTACTCAAATAATCAGCAGTCTTATCTGCTGCATCTGTTTTAAGAATCTGGTATTGTTCTTCTGGTAAATCCTCTTTATGTTTTTCTAATAGATCATCTACATCTTGAACTACTTGTGTATGTTTAACATCACTTGGATTGTATAGGGTAGTATCTGGTAATACTTTATGTGCCCCAAATATTCGGGATGCAACATCCGATACTTCACTGATATCAAAAGTTTCTAGAGGAGTAACAGGTATTTCTATTACTTCTTCCTCTCCTAATCGTTCACCAAACAACTCATTACCAGACATCTCAGTAAACAATGCTTGCAATTCATTCGTTGCTTCTTCTATAATTTTAGGATCTATATAAGGAACAATAGCCGCCGGCTCTGGTAGGGGTATCGGTTCAAGAGATTTTGGTTCTTCTGGTTCTAGTTCTTGACCTGTGATCCCTTGAAACAATGATGCCAGTTCACCTAATGCTCCTTTAACTGTTGTATCACCTTTCTTAGTAACAGTTGATCTATCTTTCTTAATCTGTTTATATGCTTTCTTTATAGGGTCACCTTTAAATTCCCAATCAATAGGAAGATCAGGATCACCAGTTATCCATTCACCATCATCTTCATCCTTATCAAGTTGCATTGGATACCTTTTCATTGCTCCAGGATAATTTTCTTTAGATGTATCTTCACCCTTCGCTATTTCTTCTTCTTCAATTTCCACTTCTTGATTAAGAAGTCCTTTCTCCATTTTCTTTTGGCGTCTTTTATACGCTCCCATGTCTGCAAGTTTATCTTGCTGGGAAGTCTTAATATCCGACGGAGCCAGAGCCTTTGCGGCCTTCTTTGTACCTATAACTGCTGGTGTTGCAGCTGCTTCCAATTGATCTAAAAAAGATTCTGTAGCAGCACTCATCTAGTTACTCCAGGACTGACAACTGCAATCCCTTCTTGCACTCTTGTTTTGTCACCACCAGCATCAGTCACTATTACATCATACACATGGCGACCACGTTCTAATGTACCTACAGCAGTAAGAACATCAGTTAAAGCCAATGTAAATGTACCAGCTATAGCTGATACAATAGCGGGAGTAAATGTTGCAGCAACAGTAGTTGTTCCATATGATTTACGGACTTGAGATGTTATAGTAGAACCGGTAAGGTCTATCACCGTACCAGTATCATCTTTAGCGGTAAATTGTTTTAGATAATCCGAGGACTGATCTATTTCTATATTCTGAGCGATGGCCATAAAAAAACCTCAATTCTTTTTTACTATTTATAAGAATTGAGGCCTAGTAAGATTAGAGTTATTATGTATAGATTAAGACCAACCGAGACTTACAGCCTGGATTCTTGTTTCTTTAGAAACACTTTGACTTGTTGTAGCTACTTTCCATACCATAG